TAATTAATAGTTACTATTATATCACAAAAAGAGGTCATTGTAAACCCTCTTTTTCATTTTTGTCATGTACATGTAATGCGATAAGGGCATAATGTAGTATTTTCAATAGGTCAGCCCTATTGTATCCTTGTTTTTTGCCATACCTCTGCGCGTATTTTAGTACATTCCCTAAAGCAAAACCCATTCCATGGTCACAGTCAATAATAAATTCCGTTGATTGGAATTTGTTTTTACTGTAATGACCATCATAGGTTTTACTCACATAATTCAGGAGCTCTTCAATCAGAGCTCCCTCGTTAAATTTAAAATCTGGTTTTTGTTTTTTATTAAACAATTTCATTATCTAATTCCTGTGAATCTGAATAATCACCTAATGCATCTTCGTCAACCTTTGTGTAAAGATCTAAGAAAGCTGATTTGGTATCATCGTCAAACCTTGAGATACATAGGTCAATTGCCTTGTCTCTCTTATTAAATATTGAGAAGGTTTGAACAATATGGCAAAGCCTTCTAGTTGAAATGACTTCGTCCACACCATCATCGTAAAAAGTTTTTCTGATAATGTCAGCCCATATAACCAATTTATCTGCAAAGTCATCATCAGTTGCACCGAACTTTTCCATATGTTTCAATACGATTTTCTTTTCGGTACCCATACCAGGGAATTGTTGGTCAACTGAAATGGTAAACCTTTCAAGGAATGCCTCGTCAATGATTGAAGCAGCAGTGAATCTACCATCTTCAGAACCTTTACCTTTTGTATTAGCAGTAGCGATAACATTGAACCCTTCAGCAGGTTTTACAATTTCACCAGTCTTTTTAACAAGGACAGGTTTACCTTCAAGGATACCTTGGAGACACATAATTTTGTTAGTCGCTCTATCGATTTCGTCCAGAAGTAATATTGCACCGTTCTCCATTGCTTTGAGGACAGGGCCTTTTGCGAAGACAGTTTCTCCATTGATTAATCTGAAACCACCTAACAAATCATCTTCGTCAGTTTCAGGGTTAATTTGAACTCTGATAAATTCCTTTTTGACTTTAGCACAAGCCTGTTCTACCATAAATGTTTTACCATTCCCTGATAAGCCAGAGATATATGTAGGGTAAAACATATTTGATTTGATTATTTTAACGATATCATGGAAAGCACCCCATGCAATAAATGTTGGGTCAACAGAGGCAAAGTTTTTCTCTTCGGAAACAATTGATTGCATCTGCGCTGCAGTAGCAGGCATTGTTGGATTCACAACAGATGAATTCAGAACCTCAGCTCTGATTGGTTCGATAAGAGCCGATAGGTCATATGTACCTATTTTAACTCTGTTGTCTTTAGTTAGAATTGGGTCCCAGTCCTTACCAGTATATCCAAGAGCTTTACCAGCATCTACGATTGTAGATTTTCTGAAGTGCTCTTGGTCCGGATATTTAGATACCAGGTCCTTAAGTAATATAGTAGTTGAAGTTTTCAAGTTTTGCATAATATAGTCTCCTTATCAATTTATTATGTGTACCATTATACTACATTTTAGGTATAATGTAAACACGCTATCATAAAAAGTTACAAAAATGTTACACAAATGTAACACTCCTGTAACATTAGGCCACGGCCTTTCCAAAATTTGTAAGTAAAGTTTTGTTATTTTTCTTAGACTTACTGTATTTCTTAAACTGTGATTGTATTTGTCCCTTTGTCGCATCTTCTGCAACATCGAATCCATCGTCCTCAGTATTTAAGAACTTACCATTTTTAACAATGTAGTACTCATTATATCCAAGAGTGTCTTGGAAAGTAACACATTTGTGTTTTGCATATTGTCTGTTATATGGCTTACGGTCCTCATTGTCATACATTCCATATCCTTCACCATCAACTCTGGCATCTGATATTTTGTACCAGAAATTAGATGAACCATCAGCAATAAAGAACCCAAGAGTTTTGGCTCCATATCTCTTTTGAATATTTTTTAAAAGAGCTTTGGTTCCCCATCTGCCTCGATCAGGTAATTCAACTTTATTACCATCAATATTAATTAAGCATTTTCCATAAGTATCACTATCAACATATTTAACTTTACTTGATTTTGCAATTTGACATCTGTTTGCATCGCCATCTGATAAAACAACCAGGTTCATTTTATCAACTGCATTCTTATTTTTAAATGTTTTAATAAGGCTGTGAGTTTTAACAAGAGCCTCGTTTAATGGAGTTGAACCATAGTCCTCAAACTTGGAAAGAATCATTCTTTCGTCATATGAATATTCACTACCACAAAGAACCTTTCTAAGATAAATGTGGAATAATGCATCTTCGTAATCATTCTTTTTTAGTTTCGAGTTGATAATCTGAGGCATTGCTAGTCCACCGTGATGTAATTCACTTTCTCTAGTTTGTGGTCCAGCATAATTATCATCTTGATAACCCCAGCCATCATGACCTAAATTTTTATTAGTTGAAGTAAACCCATAAACATCGAATGGTATATTAACTGTTTTACAGAAAACAACTAAATGTAATAATTGGTCCATAACCTGACTCATAGTATTTGACATTGAGCCAGAGTAATCAATTAACATCATCATGCCATGATTTTTAGAATCAGCCAATTTAGTAACTCTTGAAAAGATATCATCATTGGTTTTATATGACCATAATCTGTTGACATCGATTGAACCAGTTTTTGCAGTTTGAGCTCTGGTATATCTGTAAGCTGCTTTTCTCATTTCAAACTCTTTTACGGCATAGTTAGTATTTCTTTTAACTTCTTTTAGATATGCTTTGAACTCATCTCTGCAGTGTTCATAGTTTTCAATATCAGTTTTTTCTTTTCTGTCAGCAGCCAACTCTTCGTATGATATAACAATTTTGTCAGATATTTCTTTTCTGAATTCATTACCTACAGACATTTGATGACCTCTTTCGTCTCTATCTAAGAGTGTGTGTTCTTTTCTTCTGAAGTTTTCATCAGTTTGAGAAACATCTTCTTCCATAGGAGTTTGATTTTCGACATTACCTTGGTGTTGGTCATCATCACTTGCATCTCCTGCAGTAGATTGATTTTCGGTAGCTCCTGATTCCTCGGTGTTTGTTTCTTGGTTAGAAGCTTCTGTTTTAGTATCTTGTTTGTCATTTGACTTCTCCTTATCATAATCATCATGACCACTTGGTCCAGTTTGTTCTTGATTTTCTTCGCTTTGGTTTTTCTCTTTTGAAGATTGTGGCTCAGGTTTTTGAATTAGTTCCTCTTGGTTTTCTTTAGTATATGCAAGGACATCTCTAACCAAGTCCAATACCTCAGCAAAGGTTTGTGTTTTCATTGCTCTTTGGTAATATACAATTTCTTCAGAATTAAAAGGTACATCTAGTAAATTACCAACTTTAGCCTTTAGATTAATTTTATCGATTAGTTTAACATTATCCCAATCTGTGTTAAGGATATCATCTCCAAAGAATCCATCGTCAAATAGTTTTTTGTAACCTCTGGACATAGGACCAACAAGACCAGCATAATTTTCTTTTATGTGTCTTTCAATCCTTGCGTCTTCGATAACATTAATATATGACCTAGGGCAACCCTCTAGTTTTTCAGGGCTGTCATGCCAACCTTCGAATGGAGTGTATAAAGCATGACCAACTTCGTGACCAATTAATAGGTCAGCAACATCGTTACCCATATCTTTCCATTGAGGTAAACCTAATACTCTATCTTTAATGTCAAACCACGCTGTGTGATAGTTACCATATTGAACAGTAATATCTTCTTTTGCCAATAGTTTTGCTAGTGTTGATTTATGTTTCATTATACGATTTGTCCTAAAGTGATTAATAGTAAAAGACCACCCATAGTTGAAACAAAGTCCCAATCTAAGAGTCCTAGTTGTTGTAATTTATGTATCATAATTCACTCCTTATCATTAAATTATGGTACTATTATACCATGACTAGAGCAAATGTAAACACGTTATTATAAAAAGTAACAAGATTGTAACATAGTTGTAACACAAATGTAACAAAACTTATGGTGGAGCTGACTGGAATCGAACCAGCGACCTATTGCTTGCAAAGCAACCGCTCTCCCTACTGAGCTACAGCCCCATAAGCTATTTAATTTTTGAGAAGTTCTTCTGTTTAAAGAACTCTATTTTAGACCTAAACTTATTCTCTAGTATTTCTCCTTTATGAGATATAATAAAGACATTGGTACCATCTTCTAATGTAGTTAGAATCTTGGTAAGGTTTTCGATACCATCGTGGTCCAAAGAACTATCAAAGGTTTCATCGAGTATCAGCAGATTTGTTGCTGCACTATTCTTGAGTTTGGCTATTTGCCTCCAAGTAAACAACAATGATAAGTCGATTCTTTGTTTTTCGCCTTCACTAAATGAGGCGTAGTTAAATGAATCACGATGGCGTGACCTGATGGTTTCATTGAAGTTTTCATCTAAGTGAAACGCTACAAAGAAATCCAAAATCTGTAAATATTGATTAATTAACTTATTCATTACTGGAAGATATTGTTTGATAACTTTCGTTTTAATGCCTGTATCTTTTAACATCTCTCCTATAACTTCATTATAAGTTCTTTCTTCAATATATTCTAATTTATGTTCGGTCGCCTTTTCCTTACTCTTCCTCAGCGATGATAATTCTTTTTTAGCTTTACCTGAATCACCAGTTTGTGTAGTAAGTGAATTAATCTCTTTTTGGATTTTATCTATTTCCTTTTGTAAGAGAGCAATCTTTTCATTGTTTCCATTTATTTTTTGTTGTCTTTGTCTAAGTTCATTGAGTTTATTTGCAATGTTTTGGCCTTCTTGCTCAGTAGTTTTAATCTCCTTTCTAAGAGATTCCATTTCACTTTGAACATCAGCAGCGTCATTTTTAATTTTAGATATTTTATCACTTTTGATTTCCTCAGTTATTGGTTGGTCACAAGATGGACATTGGTCATTATCTTCATAAAATCTAGCATCATGTACCAATGATTTAATTTTATTATTTAATTCATTATCATGTGATTTGATTTCAGACATTTTTTCCAAATGTTGTTTATTACTTTTTTCTTCCTCAGTAATAAGTGCTGATAGGTTTTTACCTAGATCTTTTGATTCCTCAAATATTTTATCAATATCTTCCTTATGGCTTTTAATTGATTCTCTTTTACCATCAATTTGGTCTTGGTTTAAAGCTTCTAAACTCTTAATATATTTTGATTGTGAATCAATTTTGGTATTACATAAATCAATTTGATGGTTAATATCAACCAATTGGTCTTTAATTTTAGCATTACGCTCTTTTAAAAGTGTATTCATTTTAGAGAATATATTAATATCCAATAAATCCTCTATGACTGCTCTTCTTGACCAGGCAGGTAATTGCATAAATGGAATAAAAGAACTACTTCCTAATACAACTACTTGGTGAAATGATTTATGGTTTAATTTCAATATGTTAGTTTCAAGGAACTTTTGATAATCACGCATATTAGAAGCTTGATTGGTCATATTACCATTCTGCCATATTTCAAATCTATTTGGTTTAATACCACGAACGATTTTAAACTCTTGGTCACCAATAGTAAATTCTACTTCAACAACAGTTTTCTTACCATTAATTGAATTTACCAATTGCATTTTACCAATATCTCTATGGGGTTTACCAAAGAGACCAAATGATAAAGCATCTAATAGAGTTGATTTACCTGCACCGTTTTGTCCTACGATGAGAGTTGAAGGGGTCCTATCCAATTGAATTGTAATAGGGTCATTACCAGTGGACAGAAAATTCTGCCACGTACATGATTTAAAATGTATCATACTACCTCGAGGTTTTGTGCCTCCGTATAAAGTTTCCTCAATTCAACCTTTAAATGGTCTTTGTCCAAATCAGTTTCCACTGCATCGACATATGAATCTAGAAGGGTGGTAGTATCTTCCAGGGATATTTTCTCGTCTTCCACGCTTTCTCCCAGATACTCTTCAAAAGATTCTGCAATCTTTAGTTCATATGTTTCAATACCTTGTAATCTATCCACAAATTGGTCGAACATATAAAGGTCATTTTTATTTATAACAATTAATTTAATGAACTTGCGTTCAAATTGTTTCACATCAATTTTACTATAGTCAGTATTTGTATCATCATATATTACCTTTTTAAACATAGTGATGGGATTTCTGACTGGCGTAATCTCTCTTGTTTCTGTATCCAACACATGGAAATATTTTGGGTCATCAACATCTGCCCAAGTAAATTCCATTTGCGAACCTAGATAGTGAACATTATCTCTACTTGATTTCGTATGGAAGTGACCAGATAGAACCATTTCAAACCTTGAGAATGCATCTGATGGGTCCATACCGTGAGGGTTAGGTATCCCAGCCATCATTTCAAATCCTTTTAATTCCAAATGTGCTCCAAGTATCGGTGCCTTACATTGTGCAATCCAATCCATATACTCTTTATAATTTTGGTTATTAATCCATGGTACCACAGCAACTCCAAGACCATCATAGTCCAATACTGTTGGTTTCATTATGATGTTTACATTAGTTGTAAAATACCCAAGCAATTCTTTGAGACTGCACAACTCGTTAGTATTTTTGAAGTATACATCATGGTTACCGGGGATAATATCCATAGTAATACCGGAATCACGCATAGGCTCAAGGAAATGCTTGCGATTAGCATTAAGAGCTTTGAAGTTGACAAATTTTCTGTGTTCATAGTAATCACCTAAGTGTAATATTTGTGTTATATTGTGTTCTTTTAGATAAGGAAAAAAGACCTCTTCGTAAAAGCGTTCTTGATATTTAAGAAAGATATCAGATGAATTTCTCACCCCACAATGAGTATCATTTAAAATTGCTACCTTCATAAAGCTTGTCCTTGTGTACCATATTTTAATTTGGCCAATTTGACCATTCTTCTCTGGTATTTACCTAACCTACGAGATGCAATTTTTATTTTTTCCTCTTGTAAGGCAAGTGCTTTTCTTTTTTCCTTTCGTTTTAATTCCTTTTGGAACCTAGCCTTGTTTCTTCTAACTTGGCTAACTCTTTGTTTCTCACTTAAATGTTTCATGACATGAATAACTCCAATTTTTTAGCTTTCTTTTCCTTTTTGGCAAATTCTTTTATTGCCGTATCTTTTTGTCTCACGGTACTAATTCTTTGTCTGAGTGTATCAACATAAGCCATTGTTTCCTCGGCCCCTGCATTATCCATACCCATTGCAACAAAGTCCTCAATACCCATTTTCTCTATGAATCTAAACTTAATATCCTGTTGCTTTTTCTCCTTAGTAATCCTACGGATAAATGCAAAATAACATATCTGTGTGAAATACGAAAATGCGTTAGGTTTTCCTGTCCGTGTTGAGGCTTCGATATTATAGTTACCTATTGCCCTTAAACAGTTTTCCACTGCGTCCATAACCATTTCCTCTCTATAAGTGTATCGAACAAAATTAGGTCTGTGTGATAAACCTTCTGCGATTCTTATAAAACATTTAGCTATATAATCAGTAACTTTAGGTACTTCAATTC